AAACAGGTTACACGGAAGAAATAAACAATGAATTTATGAAGATAAAAAGAACACTATTTAAAATAGGAGTGATAAAACAATGAATTTAGAAATTATAGCAACAATACTTCTTGTTGTTGCAGTAGTAGGTCTTATACTTTATATTGTTATTGTGGCAATTGATGGTGGAAAAATATATAAGAATACGATAGAAAAATTAGAAAGAGAGGCAGAAGAACTTATGTATAAAGATGATTTAAAAGGAATTATGAGAAATTTAAACAATGTAGAAAGCGATTTATTTGAATTAGAGGGTAAACCAGTAGAAAAAAAGGAGTATGGTGAAATTTGCTCTGAATTAAGAGAAGAAATTGATGGTTTAATTCTAAAGTATCGTGCAAAGATAAGAGAAATTGAAAATGAAGAAAGCAAATAATGAAAAAGTTATTAAAGGTAACTACCATATTTACAAAAAAGAAGAAACTGAAAAATTCTATAGAATGGTTTTACATTGCAATACTTCAGTGCCTATTAAAGATATTTTGTCTTTAATGAGCAATATTATGAAATTTAAATATGAAGATAATGAGTATGAATTTAATCATTGCCCTGAATTAGATGGCAATGTATGGGAGCTTATCGTATGGAAGAAATAGTAATAAAGTTAGAAGAGAAAGATGATACACCACATATAGTTTTTATGGGTGTATTATCTGTAGTACAATGTATATTTATAATATTAAAGCTAGTTAATGTAATTAAATGGAATTGGGTGTGGGTATTAATACCATTATGGGGAACAACTGCACTAGGAATATTAGCAACATTTATGGGAGAAATAATAGATTTTATAAAATTCTCTATATGGGAAATAAAGCAAAAATAAAGGAGAAAGAAATTATGTGGGGAAGTAGAGGAAGAATATTCGCAAAGAAAGTAACAATTGATGGAATCAAGTTTGATAGTGAACAAGAAGGTATTTACTATCAAGAATTAAAAGAAAAAGAAAAGAATGGGGAAATAAGTGATTTGAAAATTCACCCTAATTATGAATTACTACCATCGTTCTTAAATAATAATCAAAAGCATATGAATAGATTAAGTTATGAACCAGACTTTGTATTCTTTGATAAGGAGCAAGGTAGAAAAAGATATATCGATGTTAAAGGTTTCGAAACTGAAGAATTTAAATTAAAACATAAGTTATTCGATTATTATCTATTAAAGAACGATATTTATGGAAAAGCATATTTGGAAGTATTAAAGTATAGTAAAACAACAGGATTTGTGCCTATTGAGCAATACAAAGAAGTAATGAAAACACGCAAGCAAAAGAAAGAAGAAGAGAGGAAGTATTACAAGAGTATTGTATTAAAGCAACAACACGATACAGAAATTGCAAGAAGAAAAGAAGTAAGGGAGTTAAAAAGAATAGATGAGTTAGTAGAAACAAGTAAACGTAGAAAACTAACTAAAGCTGAAAAAGATAGATTAAATGAACTTTTAGATAGATACGATATGAAAGTTAATATTAATGAATGATTAACAGAGTAATAATGAGTGGCACACAAAAGCCAAAAAACTATTTCATTTCAAATATACCACGTACGCAAATTAGATATGTAGACTTTGTTATTGGCACACATAATGGTAACAAAGATAAAATAATTTACATAAATGCAAGAGCTTATGGAGAAATAGGACTAGAAATATACCAAAATAAGCAAAAATATGAAGGTAATTTGGTTATGTACTTTGGTGAGTTAATGCCAGACTATAAGAATAGGAGGAGCATATTTGTAGTAAATGAAATGCCACAAATATTAGCAACACTAGATGAGTAAAGAAGAGAATGTAGTAGTAAAAAAAAGCACACAAGGCGTAAATTACGCTTATATGCCATCAACTATATTAACACTATATAAACAACTAAAAGCAAGTTTAAAAGCTACCGAAATAATGATAAACGTTTTAAGTGATAAACTAACTTATGCTTCTGTAGCAATTGACAAAGATAAATGTTTGCAAATACAAGCACAAATAAAAGGCTATACATCATATTATAAAAGGTTAAAGAAACATTGGCTATCGTTATACAAGTTAATAGATGAAAAATGTTTTGGTTTATTAAGCCAAAGTGAGCAAATAGTATTTGTAGAAGGTTTTATGAATAACTTAACCGAAGAACAAATAGCAGAGAAATACCCTAGTATGAGCCCTGAATACATAGGCAAACTATCAAGAGTTATTTCTAAACGTATAGCCGACTTACAAGGAGATTACTTCCAATAGGCAAAATTAAAAGCAAGAGTATTAATTTACCCTTGCTTTTTTTGTTTTCATCTACTTGAAATATTCACTGATTTCTTGAGATGACATACCATTTCTCTTTAATAAAGTTTCTACACCTTTTTGTTGTGATTCATTTAAGTTATAACCTGATAAGTAATATAACAAATATTTATCACTAGCACTCATTCTTTGAGAATTAATATATTTAGAAACTTTAGTTTTTCTACTTTCTTTATCATCAGCTTGTATTAATGATGTTTTAGCTAATATACTTGCATATTTAGCACTATCTATATAATCTACAATGTAAGAGAATTTATCTAGTTCATAGTTACTATCTATACTATATTTAGCAAGGTTGTAATAAGCACTATATAACTTTTGAATTGCCCTTGCTTTCTCTTCATCACTTAAAGCCTCGTAGTACGATGAATTTATCATATCTAATAGTAATTCATTAGCAATTTGATAAATGCTCTGTGCTTGGCTCTTTTGTGCCTTATTTAGCTCAATTGTACTTCCGTTAATTGTAACTTTATCATCAATTCCACTTGGCAATGCTTTTAAACTATCATTCATATATAATCTAGCCATCTCATCACAAGCTTTTTCATTGATGTCACCACCATTGATATACTTATTAACTTTAGTTTCAATAACTGCCGATACCTTACTTTCTTTACCTTGTTTCTTATATGTAGCAAGTAAGTTACTTAATTGTTGATTACTTGTATCATAGAATAGGTTTCTCATCTTTAAGATTAAATCAGTTTTGAATACTAAATCCGATGTGCCTGCTAAATAGCCAAAGTCATTATATAAGTTTCTCAATGGAATACCTACAAATGTACTTGCTTTTAATAAGATTTGCCATATACTAGCAAGTTTTGAATTAGCACTACTACTTAAATCAAATACATTTGGAATATCATCTTTAATAACCCCTAAAAAGTCATTTAATTGTGATACACCTGCAATACTAACTTCATAGTCATTTACAAAGTAATTATAAATATCTTTGAATAAAGGAAACATACCGATGATATTTGTGCCGAAACTATTAAGTAATACATCTTTAACAATTTCATCTTTATCATCATCACTATAGTCGCCTTTTAATGATTTTAATAGAGATGTTAAAGCAGTCATAGCTATTGCACCAACAGTGAACGAAGCCATTGTTTTACCAAAGAATTTTAATGAATCAGACTTAACTTGTGTACTAGCATTTTTATTCATAAACAAGTTATAAACCGATTCAGAAATTCTACTAAAGTACTTTCTAGGAACTGATGTAAACATAGCCGTACTCTTAACAAACTCACTATTACTTCTAGTAATAAAACCATTATTCAAAGGGTCATATTGTGGTTGCGTTAATTGTACAACCTTTTCACACAATTCAATAGCTTTAGCAATATCACCATTAGTTTCTATTTGGCAAGCATACCATATTTGTTGAATTGTTTTCTTATCTGCCCATTGTAAAGGTTTCATTAACCAGTCTGTAAATGTGTTAACACTACTTAAAGCACCAACTGCTTCTGCATTATACAAATTGTTTTGATAATATCTATTAGCAAAGTAAGATGAATTATCAAGTAAGTAATCTATTCTCTTTAAATTACTCTTATCGCCAAAACTAGCTAATAAACTATTTGTACTTAAATAACTACCTGCCATAGGGAATGATAAGAATTGAGATAAAGTTGTCTTTAGATTAGCACCTAAAGCACTTTTAGCGTATGCACTTCTTACTCTAGCATATGCTCTATTAAACTCTGTACTTGGTTGAGTGTTAATACCTTGCATTGCTTTAAATAAATTCTCCATATTAGTTCTAAATCTAGGGTCAACATAGTTATTCATATACTCATACAAACTCATTGCTCTACCTGCTTTATTGGTTGTTACTTTAGCACTTAAGAACTTTTCTACATTCTTAATATTAACTGTAACACCTGCATAAGTCGATATAGCGTTCATAAATGTATTAGCCGTTGTAATAACATCACTAATTTGTAATGAATTTCTAGCACCTTCTACAAGCCCTTTAGCAAATGATGGATTAAAGTTTGTATTAACAAATTGTTGAGCAGTCTCTAAATTACCAACTTCCCTTAAAAATGCAAACGGATTTGATTTTGTAGGGTACATTACATTCTTTAATGCAAATGAGTAACCATTCATAGTTTCGCTTGCACTTTGATAGTATGTACCAGACTTTTTATACATTTCTCTTAATAGTTTTAGCAATTCATCATATTTAGTTCCTATTTGCTCTTTGATAGTGTTTTGAACGTTATTAACAACATCACGCTTAATATCGCTTAATTCCATATTCTCTTCTTGAGTTTTAGCTTTCTTATTAGTTAATTCATTGAACCTATCAAACTCTTCTTTAGATAATAAAGAGGCAAATTCTTTACCACTTATGATAGTTGGAGAGCCTTTTTCAACATTAACAGTAATTCCATCTCCTGCTAAATGTGAAATAGCATTATCAGTTTCACAAGTTAGATACAAAGATAGAGCGTCTCCCATAGCAATTTCTTTACCTACTAATTTAATACTACTCTTTCTTAATTCTTTTAACAAAGGCTTATTATTAGCATAGTATTCATTTAAATCTTTTGCTAGTACTTGATGAATTTCATAAGTCTTATCTCTACCTCTTCTTAATTCATCATACATCTTATTAAAAAACGAATTAGTATTAGCAGCACCCATAATATTAAAGTATGTTTGCATATCCATTAAAGACAAGAAATATTGCCCTAATCTTGACTGATTAAAACTAAATCTTCTCTTCTTACTATCTTGATTAATCATTTCATCTTGTGCCACTTGTTTAGCATTAACAACTTCTCCATTTAATGTAGCAGTGTATTGGCTAATACCTTTAACACCTTTTTTAACTAAATTTTCAATATCAACTGCAATTTCAGCTTCCGTTTTACCACTTAATGCAGGGTATTTGTCGAAATAATCGTTAGATATATCGAAATTAGCCTCTAAACCTGGGAATTTCTTATAGTTTTTGTTAGTAAACTCGTTAATTCTATCTTCTAGGAACTTATAAGCTTGGCTATAGTATTCTTTAGCATTTTCATCAAGGTTTAATGCCTCATTATATAATGAATTTTCAAATACCGATGTTCTAGTACTTAACAATACATTTCTAGCCTCGTGGTTAAGTTTACTCTTACCAGTAAAGCCAATTTTACTTAATTGGTCAATTACACCTTTTGTAGCTGAATCAACGTTTTTGAATTGTTTACCTTGCCTAATCATATCAGTAAATACAGCTTTATTTCTTTGCAATGACAATGTTGCTTTTCTACTACGTGCATTAACGTTCATAAGCATATTAATATCGTTTCTTAAAGCAGTTATAAGGCTTCTAATAGAATTAATCATAGCGCTAGTTTTAATAGTTTTACCATCAATTTTTGTTTCACTACTTAATTCTTGTAATGTTTCATCAATAATAGGTCGTAATAGGTCTTTAACTTCACTTAAAGTCATATCACTCTTATTATGCCTTAAGTATTCACTTATAGGCTCACTATTAAATCTTACTGCATTGATTATATCATTATTGATATTACTAGTTACTTTGGCATATTCTTCACTGCTTATATTAGCTTTAGCAAGGTAGTTTTCTATCTTATTTAGGAATATAGCATTAGAGAATGAAATTTCAACTTTATTAGCCACTTTACTATCGGATTCAAACTTGGCATTAAGTTTATCAAGTAACATTTGCTTTTCATCTTGTACACTAGTCGTTTCTTCTTTCTTTGCAACATCTTTTTTAGAAGCTTTAACCATTTCAGTTTCTTGAGTCTTTAATGTTGATTCTTTAGCAGTTAATTTTTTAAATAAGTTTTGATACTCTTTCTTTAGTTTACTATCTTTCTCTTTACTTATTAGATTACTTAAAGTATCTTTAAAAGCTTGTAATCTTGATTTCTTTTGGAATAAACTACCTAAATCTTGCCAACTCTTTAATAGATTATTAGCAACATATTCGGAAACAACTTCTTCATTAATCGTATTGATATTTGTATCACTACCATATTTAGCTTTCTCATATGCTACTTTTTGCTCATAAAGGTTATCAAATGTTTCCCCGAATTTATTTTGTTTAATATAATCATTCAACGCTTGATAATCAGTATAAGTGCTACCATCTTCGGCAGTTGCTTGAAATAATGGCTTAAGCGTTTCTTTTACGCTTTGAGAGGCTTTTTCTTTAGTTAGAGTATTTTGTATGTCTTGAGCAAATTTTGCAAATTCAGAGCCGTTTGCTTGCTTTATAGCGTGTGTTAACTCGTGAGATAATATTTGCCTTGTTGCTTTTGTAGAATTTTGTGATAAATGTATTGTGTTATTTTCAAAATCAATATAACCATTATCGTTAATATCGCTATCAAATACTACATCAAATTGTGAGCCACTCTTTTGATTATAAGTTTCAACAATTGATTTAGCAAAGTTTTCAACACTACCTGTACTTATATCATTAATTGCTACATCGCCATAGAATTGTGCTTTTGCTAATCTAGGTTGATATTTTAAATCTAGTTCTTTAATTCTATTTGCATAGTTTTCCATCTCTTGATGTACTTCTGCCATTGTAGAATCATATTTAGCTTGTGCTTGTTGTTGTTGCTCTAATGTTGTTTGCTCTGTAGTCTCAAACTCTACTCTTGCATTTTTAGCCTTTTCAACTGTATCTCTTATCTCATTTTGTATCTTTACTCCCTCTTTAGAGTAAACTACATTTTGTACGTGAGCAGAAGCACCTTGCATAATAACACCACTTAATGCACCTGTTATAAATGACTGAAACAAACCTTCTGCACTAACATCATTTTCAAAGTTTTCGGCAATTGATTTCTTATTGTAAATACCTTTATAGAATGGCTCGGCAATATCACCGATTACTTCTTCTGCACCTTCGGCAACAAATGCTTTTGCTAAATTACCTAAAGTATCTCCAAATGATTTACCTACAACCTTTTCGGCAAATGTTCCAATACCAAACAAGTCAGATAATTGTTCAACTGCTCCTTCAACTGCACCACTCACTGTAGACATTCCAAATGCACCTAGGAAATTACCTGTATAGTCATCTGAAGTAATAGTTTCTTGCAATGTCGAACCACCTGCACCAACGCTATACAATGCTAAACCTGCAGTTCCACCTGTTAAAGCAGTAAGTCCCATAGCAGCCAATGAAGAGCCTAAACCTTGTTCTACACCTCTTACTATATCTTGTATTTTATCACTTGCCTCATACAAATAACTTTGGTCATACAAATTACTACCAGTTTGAGATTTATATAGTGCGTTTGGAGAAAAATAGTTATCAAACCAGTCATAAACTGAATTTGTAATATCAAAACTAATTGCTTGCTCTGCCCATTCTTCTTGACCAAACAAAGCACCTATTCCACCAATTGCATAATCGACAATACCCTCTCCAATTCTAAAGAAACCTTGTCCGATATTTCTTAAAGTTTCATCAACAGTACCGATTAATCTAACAATAACGTTATCTGTAGTTACTGGAGTTTCGGTATCAACTATTGCTTGTGCTTGTTGTGCGTTATTAATGCTTAAAGGTGTATCTAATGATACACCATTTGTGTCTATTTGATAACCACCTGCATATGCGTCACGTATGGCTTTAGCTTGATTTAATCTTGTAAAAGCCTCTTGTAGCATATTATTATCGCTATAGTTTTGGTTATTCATATATACACCTCCATTTTAATATTCTGGTTCTCTTTGAGAATTGGTTTTTAATACTCTATCGTATGCAGAACCTAATTGTGTCTTTTTATAAGAACTTGTTGCACCACCTAAAGCCTTAAATAATCTATCATATTCAGCTTGTACTTCTGGTCTTACACTAGTTCTACCAAGTATTCTAATTTCATCTTCTCCAGTTTTAATAACAATAGTATCTCTTCCATTAACCTTTGCAATTCTAACTTCACCAAAGTTCATACTATTAGGGTCAACAACTGTTTTAAGTACAGTATTTCCTATCTTAAAACTATTCTTATTAAATGTTTCACCATTAATAGTAATTGTAGGAACTTCTTTAGGATTATTTGTAAGTTCTTTAATATCAACTTTCATCGTACTTCCACCAGGTGTAGTGCCTTCATAAACTCCACTTGCCTCTTCTTGAGCAATATTTCTATTGTATTGGTCAATTAATAATCTAGCATTAGCTAAATCACTAGCATTCATTTGGTTGAAGTAAGCATTTTGTAATGTGTTTAATTGGTCGGTATTCAAAGTTCCTTGAGCCTCGGCATTTGCTAAAGCAGTAGAAAAGTTTTGAAATGCATTTGTACTTGCTACATCTTGTAATGCACCTATTTGTTGTTGTGCCACTTGTTGTTGTTGACCAACTCTATTTAGATAAGCACTTTGTATATTACCGATGTTTTGTTGGTAAGCACCTTGTGTTCCATAGCCTTGAGCTAATGCACTAACATCGGCAGCCTTTAAAGCTTGTTCTTTAGCACCTTGTAAACTAGACAAAGCACTTTGATTTTGATTAACAATATTCTTATACTCACTTAATTTTTGTATACCACCTTGATTTGATGGTGTAGCATAGTTATAAGTATCTTCTAATTTACTTCTCTTTGTTGATGATGTTGTTGTTTGTGTTGCCATTTACATCTTCTCCTTTCTTTATTTCTTCATTAATGATTTGCTCATTAATCTCTTCTCTATGTTTTTCTAAATATTCAAGTTGTGCTTGAGTAATCTTAACTGTCTCTTTAGGTTTCTCTTGCTCAACTAACTGCTCTTTTTCTTTTTCCATAAATTGATTTACATATTCTTGGAATGGTTTGCCTTTAATATCTGCAAATTCCCAACATAATGAATCTTCGATAATTTTAGTTTTCATCTTGCAAGGAGCTAATATTTCACTATCAACTAGTGTATCAGCTAAATCACTTGCAAAATACCCTTGAATGAATAAAGATAAGATAACAGAAGCAATTGTTAACCAAAAGCCTGCCGTATTCCACGAAAACAAATCTCCAATACAAGTTAATATACTAAATCCACATAAGCCTAATAAAGCACCCATTGTAACTTTACTAATCAATTTATTAGTAAGTTTCTTTTTCTCTTGTGATTCAGTCTTATCAGTAACTTCGGCAAATGAATCAGGTAATACAAAGTGTGATAATTTAACTCTATTATATTTAACACTCAATGATAAGATATGTGTGTTAATATATTCATCGGTTGATTTATAGATAATATCTTTCTCTTTATCTTTTAAAGCTAAATATCTTTTATAAACAAATTTATGTTTAGTTTCAGGCACTTGGTCTTCGGCTCTAATATCTTCTATTTTAGACTGCACTTTAGCAAGTCTTTCTTCCATCATTTCACTATAAGCTTCTTTTTTACGATTAATATTTTCTACCTTTTTAATATAATCGGCAAAGTTATACGGCCTAGTCTTATTAGCTATCTTATAAGCAGTGATAATTTCTTTACTATTATCATCATCTAATTTCTTTTCTCTACAAGTCATATAAACTACCCAATATACAACTGCCCACGAAATAGATATAGCAATTGATGTAATATAAGTCTTTATATCGTGTAGATTTTTTACTAGTAAATCTTTAAATGTAAGATTACCTAAATTAACACTAGTAACCATATTACATAATACAACAATAGCAACTGATAGAATAACTGCTAAAAATCTACCTAAAACTACAAATGCTCTTCTAAACTGTTTAAAGTAATTTTTTTTCTTTATAGACATTTATTAGTCACGCACCTCGATTTCTACTTCTTTTTCTTTTGACTTTGCAATTTTCTCTCTATACTTATGCTTTTGCTCTTCAACTAAACCTGTTTCTCCTTGTAATTCTAATGCTCTTACAATTCTATTCAAAGGTAAAGCTAAACAAGCACCGATAAGTACTACACAACCTATTTGCTTTAAAAAGTCACCTAGATAACTTAATATAGTAAATAAAGCAAATATAATTACAAAGTATAATATTTTAGGTAATTTGCCAAATACTTTTCCTAGACACAATGCCCAAATAATAATAGCCATAATACCTAAACCAGTAATTCCAACTGCTGTATCTTGTGTAAAGAATGTGTCTCTATAGATTATTAGGAATATGCCTAATGGTATAGCAAATAGTATAGATTGAATTAATCTTACTAGTAATATCTTTAAATCGGAAGTTAAAAAATGTTTCATTCTTAATCACACTCCTTAATCTTCTTTTATTTCTTCTTTTGTAGTCTCAATTGTCTTATTGTAGCCTAAAATATTACATATCTTTTTAGAAACACCACTATTAACAAGATTATCTTGTGATGTAATGAAAGTTTTAAATGCCTCTGGTAATTTAGAAATTATTTCTATCTTATTAGATTCTTCTTCCATTCTCTTTTCGGTAGCTTTGATTTGTTCCTTTAACTCTTTATTCTCTTCTTGTAACATTTGAACTTGTAGAGTTAAAGACTTATTAGCTTCTTCTACCATTTTTGTAGCATTTACTAGATTTGCATTACTTTCTTTAACTGTATTATGAATATCATTAGCTTGTCCTTTAATCTTTCTAAACGCAACAATAATGGCAGCTAATGCCGTAAAAAAAGTTACCAACCCTGTAACTATGCCTTGTACTAATTCACTATTAAGTAAATCGTATAAAAACTGCAAGTCTGTTTGCTCAACTTTATCAATTACTTCTTCTGTAAAAAATATCAAATTTAATAAATTTATTAATATCGCCTCACTTTATAGATTTATTATATTATAATAAATTACTAAAAACAATAAGAAAAATGGAGTTTTTTGTATAAAACCCCATTTATTATGCTATTTAACTATTTTTATATAGTATCTAAACGCTTTCCCTTTTGGTGCGTCCTTATCATCTAAAAACTTTTTCGCTAATTTAAAATATGATTCGTTCTCATTTGGTATCGCTCCATAATAATCACTATACATCATATTCATAACATAATTAAAGTCGTATTCGTTATATGAATCAAACTTAAATCCTTTAACATTTGCGATATTATTAGTTTGTTCTAAACTCCAATGTCCACCTTTAGTGCCATCTTCATTTTCCATACAACTTAATGCCTTATTTAGCATATATTCATTGAAATGACAACCATATATTGCTTCATATAATTCCATTTCTAATTTTTCATATACTTCAGGCATTTTCTCCTTTAATTCACTAAACATATTATTGCAAAACTCAATTAATTGCTCACGTGAGGCGTGTTCTAATAAATGTGAGTGCATAATTGTCTTTATCCAATTCTTTCAATTGATATTGTTGCACTTGTTGTTAAGGCAGCAACTCCTGCATTAATAACTTGCAAAGTAGCGAAATTGTTTGGAGTACTTGGTGCTACATATATAATCGTTTCAAAAGCTCCATTAACAAGATTAGTATTGCCAGTACTTGTCATAGCTGCAAGTTCATACGTTGAAGCAACACCACTTTTGTATAATGTTGGAATTATATTTCCTGTACCACCTGCACTTGTATTAAATGATACTTTATACCAACCTGGAGTTCTAAATGTAAATAAACCTGTTGTAGAGTTATAACTTATATTACTGTTAGTAATATATTTAGTTGTAAAGATATAAGGTGAACTAGCACCTACACTTACATTAGTAAGATAACCTAAATACATATGTTTATACCTCCACTAGATTATTGTATTTCCAGTGTAACCATAATAGCCATAACCATAGCCATTATTGCAACAAGGAACTGGAGGATTTGTAACAAATCTACCAATGCTATTTAAGATATTATTTGTTTGAACTTGGTTGTTAATAATGCCTCTTGCTTCAGTTAATTGGCTTTGTACTGCTTCGTACTTGTCTTGCAACATCATTGTCTTTAATTCACAACAACAAGTTTGTACTTGATGAGATAAATCACTAATATTACTATTAACTTGTGCAAATCCTAGTGCATTACCTGCTTGAATATCTCTTAATTCGCCTAAAACATTATAGTTTCCATCTTTAATGGCACTTGTAACATCATAAACACCTTGTCTAGTTGCTTGAACTCCTTCATTATTTTGTCTTTCCAAAGCTGCAAAATCTGTTGCTCTTTGTACATCGGCAGTTGTAGCACTTCTTTCTCCATTACCAAACCAACTACCACCACCAACTAAAAACAATAAGATAATTAAAACCCAAATTCCACCTGCTCCACCTAGTAAACCATCATTGTTTCTAGTAACGGCAGCAATATCAGATAAACTCATATTTTCACCCATAATTTGTCTCCTTTCGTTTATCAATATATTTTAATAAATAGTAAATGTAAGAATAAGATTTATAACGCTAGCAATTTAAAATCTAAACTTGCTATTACTATTATTAACATTATTAGTATTTGTCTCAATTGGTCTTTGTTGTTGTTTATTGTTAATAAGGCTCTCTGCTTGATTAAATGTATCTTGAGAAATATTAATACCTAATTGATTACTCATATTCTTAATTTGATTTAATTGGTTCATATTAAGATTACCACGTTCAATTTCTTGTTTAAGAATAACATTAGGGTCTACACCTTTTTGCATATAATCTCTAATCATATTAGCCATTTGTGGATTCTTTTTTTGTAAAAGATTTAAAGCCATTGTTTGTGGATTAAATATACTACCTAAATTATTTACTTTCATTATTCGTATTTATACTCCTTTCAAGCTTTTCTAGCCTTTCTACAATTGATTTTAAGACATCTTGATTATTTATATCTTGAGTTCCATTTTCGTTGCTAGAAGATGGCTCTCCTTGGCTATTAATAGGATTAAAGTAATAAGCATTAATATAAGGTTGTCCGTTAACTATTTTTTTAGTCCAAAACACTTTATCAGTAAAAAACATTGTAACAGAGCCGTCCATAGGAACTTGAGCCTTTTCTACTTCTTCATAATTGTCAACATAACGTGCATATAATTTTTCTACTGGTTTATAATTGCCATTTTGCATAGGTTGTTGTTGAGCCATCATATTTTGATATTGGTTCATCAAGTTTTGGTATCTAGCCATTTGCTCATTATACATATTAGGATTAGGAATACCACCAAAATAATTATTGTTCATATTTTAATTTCTCACTTTCCATTTTATTTATATTTTTTCTAAATTCGAAATACACTTATTTTATACTATATTATATACGTGATTATTTGGGGTAAAACAAAAAAGGAATTAGTTTTTAGCTAACTCCTTTAGTGCTTTTCGTTTTAATTCAACGATATAATCATAGGAATAATGTATAAGATACGATATTTTTGTTATAGACATTTTATTGCAATAGTAATATTGTAGTATTTGCTTTTGCGTTTCAGTCAAATTTGTATTTTCAATAATCTTGTTTAAATTTTCTTTACTTATTCCTTTTGTTACCTTTAGTTTCTTTGCTTTAAGTATATCTTTTAAATCAAAATAATCTCTAAAATAATAAGAAAACAAAGTAAGTGTAATAGAAAGTATCAATGCAGTTAGTATAGATGTTGCTTTAGGCAGTTCAAGTATTGTTACAACTATAAATACTATTATAGATATAATACTACACTTATATAAGTTACTAGCGTGGCATTGTTTATTATATAGTGGTCTTAACAAATAGAAACCTATTATTGTTATTATTACTTCGTATATTCTATCGTTTAACCAACTAACACATAAAATCGCTAATATTGTTAATATGCCAAGTATATAAAACCATAAATATTTTAACTTAATCTTTGTTTTTAGCCAATTCATTCTTCACATTATCTAACATTTCTTTGTAATACTTTGTTAGTGTTTCTTTATCTTCTATACGATGTAGTTTAGCAATTTCATCAATTAAAATCTCATCTTTTTCACCAAAGAATAAAAATCCCCAAGAACCCATATTAGTTACTTCTCCTTTCTTCTTTTTTATATTTTATAAGCAAATTGTATGAATACATTAAAAATACCATTATTACATAATCAATTTGCATTATAATCGATATTAATGCGTTATTATCATCAAAATTACCAAATAGTAAATTCCTTATTAACATTAACAAAACTTGTAAGGCAATTATTATTAATACACAAATTATATTTCTAGTTATTTTTCTATTAAATATTGTAGTAATTACTAATAATATTACTAAATCTATGATAAATGCAATTATTGAATTATACCAACATATTATACTTTTTAATATTAATAGTGGTATATAGACTAAACATTGCTTTTTGGTAAGTAATTTCTCATCATTTAATGTTGCTAATACAAAATAACTAGAAAATAGATTTATAATACAAGCAACAACCATTTTTAACCACATATGACTATCTATAAATTCACATATCATTACAAATCTTTCATTTTCTACGCTTATTGTAAAATCTAATATTCCTAATAGATTTAATATCAAAGATACAAATAATACTACCCAAGCATATATTATTGCCCTTTTCATTACTCTATCGTTCATATAATCGCCTCTCCATTTATTATTATACTCTTTTTATAGTCTTATTCAAGTGTTTAATACAAAAAAGTAATAGTTGCTCTCTTAACTATTACCTTTTTGCCATTTTATAGAGGGTAAGAAGATGTTTGCATATTTTTGGTTCTTTCTTTTCCCACTTATTATTATACACTATACATATTTCTATTGCAAGAAAAAAGAGTGCTTTTTTACATTATTCTTTCCAAACAAGGATTGAACCTCACTTTCTATTTTGATTTTTAATATACTTTTTAATAAGTAATCTTGATGATAACACTTTTAGTTTTTGAATAAAGGTGCAACCACCCCAATTGCACCTTTACCCCGAATGAAGGATATATCTAATAAAAATTATGAAACTTAGACCATATCAAACCTAAGCAACTTTATTTTACACCTTTACAAACATAATTACAACCCCATTTTCGTATTTTACATCAACTAGAGTGTAATTTTGTTTCAATTCTTCACTTTTGCCCTCAAATATTACTTCGTTAGTGTCAATATCAACCACTCTAACATCATTTCCGTTGTATTGGTCTATGATGTCCTCTTTAGCGTTATCGTAAGACTTTGCTAATGTTGGAATAGTAACTGCACCGATTATTGCTATAATTCCAATGCATACTAGTAATTCGACTAATGTAAATGCTTTCTTCATATTTTAGCACCTTTCTAATTTCTTATTAATATACTCTTGTTCTTCTTGTTCACTTATTAATCTATTACCAACATATTTCATATCTTTGATAGCATATTTGTTGCTTATACGAGCAGATGTAAGAATACCATTAGTAAAGATGTTAATATGTTTTTCAGTTCCAACATTGTAAAATCTAACTTGCTTATTAACAATATGTTGTTCAATTAATGTAGGCTTTGAACCATCTTGAGCAAATGTATGAGTTCCAATTGGAGTTTCTTTTACACCTGTATGAGTGAACGATTTTAATTCATCATTGTAGATACGATGGTAACCAATATCGCCACCTTGACCAACAAAACCAATTTCTACACCATTGCTAAACTTACATAAGTTATATTCGTGTGCTATTTGTGGTTTCGTTACCCAACAAGGTTTAGCCTTATCAAATTTACCATCATAGAAATTCCATACAAGCAATTCATCATCATAAGTTATATCTTCAATTGGTTTAGTTGTGCCATCGGTTAATGTTACTAATGTACCCTCAATTAAACAAACATAATCTGGCATTGTGTCAGTTCCAGTGAAACCAGTAAAGTCACTAACACTAGCTTGAGTTGTTCCTTCTAACGCAATAACATTATATAACATATCAGATGAACCTCCAGTAAGACCTTTATATAAATCAACACTAGTTTCAGTTTGATTTTTTATATTTATTAAACTATCATTAGTTACCCACTGAGTTCCATTATATGTTAAATAAGTAATAGAAGTTTTAAAGTATTCCGCAGTTAATTGTATACTATAAATCTTTGTCTTGTCCATATTGCTAATTCTACCAAACGGAGCATTTGAAGCACCCCATGAAATCTCAGATGAAAACGGATTAGTCAATGTAACTGGTACTTGAGTGAATGAACTACCTTTAGTAAAGCTCACTGCAGTAGATTTCTCGCTATCTCTATAACCATCAGCTTTAGCTACGATTTGAATAACGTGGTCGCCATCTGCCACATTTCCCCACCCAGATAATGTTGTTAGGTCTATGGAAACTTGAGATGTTGCTTTCTTTGATGTGATAGTAATTGTTGTAGTTTGCCCAGCTGGAAAGTTAGATGCTTTAAATGTATTTTCTGTTATATTACTTATTTTAGACGCACTGTCATTATCTTTTGATATAATTGTATCTAAAATATAACCACTATTTAAAGTTACTTTGCAATAACAAGGAAATCCGGGGTTCCAATTAGATTTTATTCCACCACTTGTAGTTATTTCTCCTTCTGGGGAACCATTTTGGTCTAGATATAAATCTATTTTTTGTATATTTTCATCAAATATAAATTTTAAATTAGATAATAATGGCATATCATCACTCTCCTTTGTAAATTTAATTTCATTAACATATCATTGTCCTCCTTTTAATTTGTATCTATGTCAACTTCGAAATGCCCACTACCTTCACTTTCTGCTTTTACAGTTATATCAGTTCTCTTTAAAGTAATGGTTTCATCAGTTGTATATTGTACATCATTTATTACTATTGGTACTGTTCCAGTGGCACTTCCAGTAAACCCTACCCAAATCATGTCTCCATCAGTGAATGTTGTTGTTATATTTCTAGGTAATGTAGTTCCTAAATCAACATCTTCTCCATTTATAGTTATTGTTAATTGCCCAAATATATCAACAATAGTTAGGTTTCTTTGTTCTGGCTCAGGAATAGTTTCTTCTATTAAGAATGCAATGCCTAGACTTTGAATAACATATTCGCCTATTCTTCCTTCGTTTTCTTCATCTTTTCCTTCTATTGTCATAAAATCTACTGAACCATTTGGTCTAATAATTACTAATTTTGTATTTGTAGTCATTGTTTCAGTTGCACTTACTTGTATTGTTAATGAACCTTCACTATCAAAAGAATATGTATTAGATGTTTCATTTTCAAAACAGAATATAGAGCAAGTATTAGTTAATTTATTACAATTATTTAAGTCAATAACATTTTGGTAGTTATCTTTAATTTCATTGCTTAAACTAATACCTAAATTATTCCATATTTCAGTTAATGTCATTGTTTGATAATTGTTAAATACATACTTTGCACTATCTGATGTAATTTTACTTTCTACTTTACTCAAATCATTTATTGAGGCAACTGAATAATTTGAAGGTATAACTCCACTAATTAATGAATATGTTGGATTTACTATACTACTAACTATGCTATGTGTTCCTATACTTACGTTGTCAACAAATACTTCATAACTTGTTGCATTTGCTACCTCATCAAATGTCAATGTTGTATCAGTAACTGCAACATTTGTTGGTGTAGTAAGTTGTGGTAAAGCACTAACTGCTACTATCTCAATTGAAACATCTCCTGTAGGCTTACTTATAGCAAGTACTCCTGTTGATTTATTCCAATTATAGCTAGTAACGTTTGTAACTGATACACCTGTTGGTAGCTCATAACCACTATTTGCAGTAAATGTAAGTGTTAAGCCACCATTTTCTTGTATCTTTGTTGCGTTTGCACTTGCTCCAGTACAATTAGTAAGAGTTGTTGTTATTGTGTAAAGTCCTAAAATTGTGTAAGGCTTAAAGTAGTATTTATTTGATGACTGAATTGAAGCATTTGAATTTAAGAATGTTCTTAATTCTTGATAATTTGTTTGCCTTGTATCAACTGTTATTGTTTGATATTGTGGGTTACCTGCCCAACCATCTTCATAAGCTCCAACACTTGTTCCATCACTTTTAACATAATTCATAATTCCTTTATTTAATCTAATAGCTAATTGTGTAAATGTTTCTCCGTTACTTGTAAATGTTATATTAATCTCTTTATTTGTCATCATATCACTCATAGGAGAATTAAATAACCACGTTTCAGTACTTTGTTCATTTACCTTTACATTGCTTTTCTTCCAATGCTTGAATGTATAAGTTGGTGTACTACCTTGTTTTACTAATTGGTTACCAAGAATAGCGTAATTGTAGAAGTCAAAAGACACATATTGATTTTCAGTTGTTGTAATGGTTTTGTAGGCGTCATTTGTCCACGTAGAATTATTATAAGCAGTGACACGATTATTGCCATTATAATAAATACGATTTAAATTAGAAGCACCATTACTTATAGATGTATAATCAACGTTATTAGAAATAAAATTAATACTACAATTTAGGGGAATATCTAAAGTTTCAAGCACATTTACCCACACATAAGTCCCTGCTTCAAGTTCTACACCTTCGATATTTGATTTCATTTCAGTAATGAAAGCATTAAAGTTGGCTTGAGTTGGGTCTATTTCAATGTATTGATATGCAGTATCATTCCACTCATCACCATTAAAAGCAATAGTTGAATTATAGAGTAATTGTATTTTACCATTAGCACTCATTTGAGTATATGAAACACCATTACTTAAGAAATTAATATCAATAGAGAATTCAGTGGGCGAAATAGTATCTTTGAACTTAATTTTAATTAATTTAGTTGTTGGTGTAGTCTCAATATTTGACATAAACCAATTATAGAATGCTTCACTAACATTTGTTTGGTCAGCAGTAACAATTATTGTTCTTAATAATTTTGTATCATTAGCAGTATAAGTTACCAAGCTACCACTTGAAAAATCATAAAATGAAGTTGTCCAATTATTCATATTATTAGCTTTTCCACCCGGACTAAATGTGCAACCATTAGGTGTTAAATTCCAGTCAGTAATATCTTCAGGAGCTGATACATATGTGTTATTTGCAGTTAAATAATAGCCTTTAACCTCGGTAAAATTTGCTACATTAATATTTGAAGTCGGATTTGTAATTGTTTGTTTAAAAACATAAGTGCCTGCTTTTATTGTTGACATTACTCATCACCCCTCTTGCACTTGATAGATGTCACCATTAGTGTATTTATCATCTGTTGTGCCTGTGTATTTGTAATATTTTCCTACATTATCAGCAACTAATACTGCGTCCATTGCACTACTTGTAGCAATTTCTATAATTCCAGCAACATTAACTACAATATCATTTGGCATATACTTTCCACTTGTTTCTAAAGTTTGATTACTTGTAACGTTTGTAGTACCACTATATGTAGGAATTGAGCCTGTAACCTTTGAACCTCTAACATACGCCGTTTTTCCACTTAATATATTACCTGATAAAGCATTAGCGTCTGCAGTAAATGAGCCACTTATTCCAGCAATAGATATGCCATTTCTAATGTTTCCTGCAACTAATGCAGTTGGTTTAACAATAATAACCTGTTTCATAGCAGTATAGTTAGTATCAGGCATAACATTTTGATTACTACCATCAGCCATAGACAACTCAACTAATTTACTATCTTGTAATGGTACGCTAGGCACAGGCACATTTACGTTAAAATCAATATCGCAAGGTACATAAGTATTCTTTGTAGCAAGAGTTGTAGTTCCATTGCTTGTTATATTAAATACAATGTTACTTTGAAAAGCCTCAATAGTAATTACATTATCAGTTCCCAAACTTGCATTTGAAGTTTCGCCATTAAGATTTACACCATAATCGTATGTTGCTAGAGTTTCGGCACTTAACATAACTTTGAATACGCTACCTAAAACATTATAATCTACTCCTGTTAATTGCTCGTGTGTGAATGTGCTTGTATTAACTAGAGTTCCATCAAGATACCATTTGCAAGTGTAAGTTATTTCGGTTGCTTGCTTATTTAGTTTACTACCGACATAATTTGAATAAAAATCATAGTCAACATATTGGTCAGTATCTAAAATTATCGTTCTATATAAAACTGCACCAGCCCAAAAATTATAATTTTCAGTATTGCATACTTCATGTACTTTACCACTTGAAACATCACTATCTAAATAAGTATTACCTGTAGTTGTTGCAGTGCTTTTTCCATATGCAAAATGAAATTCTCCAGCTCCATATACAGAAACACCACAAGAAGCAAATTGAATATTGTTACTAGTAAAATTAAACTTTACAATTTTTCTTTCTGTAGATGTTGGAAAATTGCCGTCGGAAAATGGGGCTTCATTATTATTCCATACATACGTGCCACTTTCAAGCAACACACCCTCAATATTGCTTTTCATAGCAGTGATGAATGCTTGGAAATTTGCTTGTGTTGGGTCTATTTCAATATATTGGTAATTAGGATTAGTGTTATTCCATTTAGTACCTTGTTCAAGCACAGAACTATAAAAATATGCATAAGTAGGTTTATCATCACGAAAATAGTCAATACTAATTTCTGTACCACCTTTTGCAACAGTTGAATAGAAACGACTAAATGTAATATTATTACTAATAAAATCGATATTAATATCAATATTATTAGATAAACTGATAGTATCTGTGAACTTAATCTTAATTAGTTTAGTTCCTGTAACATCAGGTATAATGTTGGCAAATTTTTGTAAATTTAATTTTAGTAACATATTATCTTACCTCCCCATTGTAGGTTTTTATTGCTCCAATGATTTTAGCACCTTTTGAATAGCCTATTTTACCTAGTAATACATCGTTAGCAGTTATCGTTCCATCACTTGTGTCTAATGTTGGCACGTTTATTGTTATGTTTGATGGTAGATATTTCCCTGCTGTATTTAATGTCGTATTAGATGTTATTGTTATTGAACCTGCATATGTTTCAATATCTCCTGTTTGCTTTGTTGTGCTATTTGAATAGAATGTAGCACCTTTTAGAACTTGTGAAGTTGTAGCATTTCCATCAGGTGTAAATTCATTGTGAGTTCCTGTTACTTTAGCACCATTGATATAAGCAGTTTTACCACTCTTTATATCACTAGCTGTAGCGGTTGCGTCGCTTGTATAACTACCACTAATACCCAATATTGTTACTCCTGCTTTAATATTGCTTGCAACTAGGTTATTATCTTGTATTTGTGCATATTCGTAACTACTTACATCAGTTTTAGCAGTTGTTGTAATATTTATTGTGCCACTAGGTGACTGCATTTTAAGTATTTCACTTATCATTTGACTAGGCGTGTAAGTATCGGTTTTTCCATTTACTTTTCTTATAGCATTAGCCATCTTTTTAAGTGAAGCACCATAGATTAAATATAGATTAGTTGAATAGTTATGAATTACAAATGTATTATTAACAATATCTAAATAGAAATCTCCACCATTAGTTACAATATCACTATCATAAATACAAGCACTTAATGTCTTTCCACCTTTATCTAATGAACACAAGTTAGTTACTATTGTGGAATAATATAAACTAACATCACTTTCTTTCAACTGATAATCATAAGTGAATGATGTAGTATTAATCAAATTACTATCTAAATACCAATTTATTGTATATGTGAATGTTTTTTTAGTCAAATTGCCATTAGTTACAAGTAAAGCATATTGAGCACTAGTCAATGTAACATCTTCTTCTACAATAATTGTTCTATCACCAGTTGACCAAGAATTACCCATATAATCATATGCAGTCTTTAACTGATATGCTCCTGAAGCTTGTTTCTTACTATATTGAATTTTATCAAGAGACAATACCATTTGAATACAAGGCGTGCCAATTTCAGTTTTAAAACTCATATCTATTGTTGTTGATGTTCCATCTTCAGGTAATGTTGGCTCTAATTTCCAAGTATAAGTACCTTTAGTCAATGTTACACTTGATTTTGATATTGCATAAATATTATATGTTATCGTGTCTGATGTAAAACTCATTTCATAGCGTGGCTCTCTAATTTCAGTGCTATAAGTGTAACTATCTACAACTGTCACTGTACCATTTTGCAGCACATTTAATGTTTTTTCATTTGACAAACTAAAACTAATATTGAAGAAACTTGTATCATATGTCTTATTATGCGTTGCTACTTGAGTTCCATCTAGGTAATATGTAAATATATAATTCATTATTCCACCTCCTAGAATGATGTTGTCTCGGCATTACCGACATCTAGACTTATTTTATTATTTTCTATCTTTATTCCATTTCCTGCAGTATATAGAATGTCGTGTGAAGCCATTAACCAAGATTTAACGCTTATTGTTATTGTAATTGTTTTAGCAACGTTTGTATTATTTTCTGCGTCAAGACAAGAATAAACTAGATAGCCCATTGTATGATTATTTCCTGCTAAAATATAAACTTCATTATCATAGATGATTTTATTCTCTTTACTTGCTTGCAATGTTGCTAATTGAGCGTCAGTTAATGTGCCACTACCGCTATCACTTGTTAGAGTAACGTATTGTACATCTACAGCGTTTGTAATGCTATCAGTGTAGAAGTTTCTGTATAATGTACCGCTTTGAGTTTGCTCGCTATATCTTGCTCTAAATTCCCATCTATGAATATTATTACTGTCAATTCTATGAACTTGTGCAAAGTCCTCTATTGTTGATGTTGTTGTAATTGATGGCTTTTTAATGCAATTCAGGTTAATAGTGTGTCCATCTTTATCAATTAGTGTTATTGTATCTGTTTTAGTTAAATCGCCCGTATAAGCTAAAGAAATCGCATAAGCAGTTGAATTCTTAATAACAAAGTCTTGTAATGAAGTATCTAAAGTAAATGCAATATTTCCGTTTTGTTTAGTCCCTGTAAAGCCTATTAAATACTCATACCCTGCTTTATTAAGTGCTTCAGTTTCTGCAACAGTATCGACATCATCTTTGTTATAAGTTTCATTCTTATTATAAACTTCACTCTTTGCATAAGTTTCAGTTTTCTTGTAAACTTCATCTTTTGAATATGTTTGGTCTTTAGTATAGTAATTATCTAAATTAACCTTACCACTATCAGTGCCAACATTTACCCACGCACCAGAAGCCATATAAGCATATAAGATGACATCATTTTCAATATCGGTTCTTGTAATATACAAACCATCATTAAATTTAGGTTGTCTGCCATAATTAGTAACAATATAATCAGTTGCTACAGTTTGAACTGTATCACTAGTAGCATTAATAGCTTCACCATTCTTATTTAAAGCATTAATAGAATTAATTGTAGCAATTTTATCATTAACTGTTTTAATTTGGTCATCAACATATTTTTTATTTGCACTATCATCATTTGCTTTTGGAGTACTTGTTTTAATATTGCTATTTCCATCTCTCAATGGAACTGTTCCTGCACTTGCTGTAACTGATAACTTACTATTCATTACAAATGATGTAACATCAAGCATACCTTGAGTGCCATTTGCATTCTTAATATATATTTGGTCATTTGTAGTTGTTGTGGTTACTTTTGCTAGATAATCTTTTAATTCATCTTCTAAATCTTGATAAGTAACAAAACCTGTACCACTTTGCCCTTTTTTAACATATAAATCATCGGCTTGTGCTTGAGTTAAATAAGTGGCTTGTATATTTGCTATTGCTAAATCAAACACTGCTTTTGTAACATATAAGCCAAACTTTTCATCTAATTGAATTTTCGTATAGTAATCTTCAAAACTAGTTGTTAAACCATCGGCTAATCTATTAATAAAGTAATAAAATGAATTAGAGTTATCAAATAGTACTTTAGTAATAGTATCTTTAAATTGTTGTGGTGTCCAATTCAATATACTTGGGACATCTGGTAAAGACTGTGCCGATTTCTTTTTCATACTTAACCTTTCGGCTTCTGTAATTTTATAATCTGCCATAATTAATAGTTTGCTCCTTTCGTTCTAAATCCGTATGTGTATATAACACTTAAATTATTTATTACACAATTATGTTCATCTTCATTCCAAAACTCAAATTGAATGAAATTAAATTTTAGTGTGTAATTCTTTGTAAAACTTGTTGCAAATGAGCCTGAAGTTAAATCGGCTTGGAATAAGTCTTTGTATGTAGTAACTAAACCATTTTGATTAGGATTATATTCTCCCTCAAATCTCGTTGCTTGGTTCTTCGTATATATTCCAAAGTTTACCCAACTTTGTAGCCCACTATCATTAATAATTGTAATACCCCTTAAATATTTAGCGTATAATGACTGCCCCATATTGTATGCTTTAGTCATATATTTACACTTAATATTATAATATTTTTTAAATACACCATATAGTTCAACAACATTAACTGTTTCATCTTTTATTACTTCTATAAATGTAACAATATTACCATATATATCTTGGCAATAATCTTTCTTAACACCTGTACTAGTATCATCAACTATTGTGAACTTATGGTCTTTAGCACTAAACAAAACCATATCATATTGAGATAAATCATTAATTTTAGCATTATCTTCTTTTAAGTATGCTTGATATTGATAACTACTATCTTCTATCATCTCAACATAGATTTCATAAATTTCATCTATTTCACCACTAGAATTTTTCTTAACTACATAGATTCTATTTGATGGGTCTCTAAAGTAATCTAAATAGAATTTGCTTAAGTTAATAAATGAGCCTTTAGAAGAACTTGGCATTGGATTATCGATGTTATATAAGTACACATCATTTGATATAAACAATTCATTACTATCACCATCAAGATTTTGTAATATATTACCATTCAAATAAATGCTATTAGATATTTGAGATAAGTCTCCTGCTCCGACATCTATTTGTTTAATATCTTGATATTGGCTACTATATAAATCTAGTTTATAGAAACCACTACTTCCTTCCCCACCATTGTAATATAGCATATTGTTTATTACAAAGTATTTATCTGCGTTGATTCCATCTAATTTGAACCATTCATATTCATACTCATTATCAACACTATCTTTTAACTTATAAGGGTATCTTCCATCGGCTACAAATGTTGTGTAAATGTCATCACCTTCCGATGTATATTGTGTAATTGTTACAAAATATTTATTATCATACAATACAACTGTAATTTTATTACTTTTATTATTTAATAACTGTAATAATTTTACATTTACTAACCTACTACGATTATAAGCATATTTATAGTCGCTTGCTAATGCACTTGCAGTTATTGTTGCAGATACTCCCATTAAACCATTTTCACTTAAGAATACAATATCATTGTTTAAGTTCTTTAATGTGCCATAGGTATTAGGTAAAGCACCTTCACCAATGTTTCCTACACTTAACGGATAACTTTCTTGGTAAGTCTCATACGAATCATTCAATACAATTTTATTGAATAATGCTCCTCTAAAGTAAATACTAGGTTCATTTACACTCTTTTCTTTTAATACCATTAATGAACCATCGCCCATAATTTGATAATCAGTTATCTTTGTATTAGATGTTCCATATGCACAATAATCATTTACACTAAAGTATGTTAAGTCTTGACTATCTTGTAAATCGACATCTTTATTACTTGAATAAATATTTCTTCTACTTGTATGATAATCGACATTTGGCTTATCAGGATTACCTGCTACAAATAATCTATTTCTATTACCTCCAGCTCCATACATAATTCCAAATGTACATTTATCAATTAAGGTCGATTCATTATTTCTATCATCACTATATTTAAGTATGATATTATCATCGCTTGTTGGTGGTAGGAAATCATATAGTAAACCTAATGACTCTTCACTTATATCGCCAATATACAATACATCTGTTTCAACACCATTAATAGTTTTCTTTGTATAGCCGTTTGTTGGTGGAGTACATTCTCCTAATGAACTAGCTATTGCGTATAAGTATATTTCTCCTGTTTCTTGTTGCTCTCTATACAATTGTAATTCCTTTGTAACGCCTTTACTATCTTGTATTGTTATTGATAGTTCAAAGTTATTTTGAAATATTGAGTTATGTTTAGCTTTATAAGGAAAATTATAGATTCTACTTACTTGCGATGTATAATCATTATATTTAGCCTCAATATTCGCACTTGCTAATGATGTCATTCCAATGATGATTTTACTAGACATTAAGTTAATATCATCTAGTGAACGTTGATTAATTAAATCATTCGTACTAAATGTAATACCTTTAATCACTGTTGGAATGTATGTATCTTCATCATCATATACTTTATAAGGTTTAATAACTACTTGGTTAGAATCATTTGTAGTAAACTTTAATACAATATAAGTGCCACATAGAATATATAATCTATCGTTTGCAAATATTGCAAAGGAAGGAGAGTCCTTAATACCACTTATGTTTGTAGATGTATCTCCTTCCACATTTGTTAATTGTATATAATTACTAGTACTATCATCAAACTTATCTAAATCCATAACTCTATAGAAATCACTACCGATATGTGCAATTATAATTTTTGTTCCTTTATAATTACATTCCCATATTCCATTGAACTCATATTCACTAATTTGCAAATATCCGTTTCTTTTTTGTAATACGTTATTCTTCTTTAAAAAATTATTAATTTCGGTAGCGTGATAATCAGTTATATTAAGTGCCGATGATGTATAATCAACTCCCATTAGTGAATCAACACTCATTGAGTTTAAATCTCTTTTTTCAGCAACCTTTGTGCTATATACATATCTTGCTATTACTCACCACTCCAGTCGTTTGTTATGTCTACTTGATATTGTGGTGGTTCATTTAAATTCCCATCATCATAATTAATCAAGTTTTGTAAGCCTTCATTTCTTTCAAGTTGTGCTAGCTCTGGTTCTAATTCTTGCCATAACTTTGATTTTGCTAAATGTGGAATTACTGACATACATATATAATCGGTTAATCCATATTTCGACAAGTCAATTGACATATCTAAAGCACTATCTTCATCTTCACTATATGTACTACCATTTAAATCGGCTTCCGTAAATACTGGAACTCTAGGGTAATATTCTACAAAGAACTCTTTAGCATTATGTATTCTTGCACTTAATTGTTTACCTGCTATCAAATTAGGTGTTTGAATTATCTTATCATCTACTGTAGTATAATAAGTTCTAAATACTCTATATATTTTAGGGTCAAATGTATCAAGTTTTATAGATATTGTCCTTACACTTTTATCAACAGGAACTGAAAAAGTTTGAATCTCGTGTTTTACATAAGGCAAAATATCTTGTATAGCTCTATTTATTTCCCTTAATGAGTTATTTAGTATGGCTCTATAATTCTCCGATTTCAAAAAACTTTGCATATTTGCCTCGTTCATTACAGTGTCATCTTGCTTTGTATAGTTTACTACTTCAACTATTAATTGCAATAATGTCATTTATATACATCTCCCTTTCTTTTTAATTTGGTTGCAGTCGTTAGATTCGAACTACTCTTTTGGCTAATAAAACCAATGTGCTACCTTTACACTACGACTGCGATATATTCTTGTATAATACATTACTATTATACAAGATTATTTCTAATAAATAAAGTATTCTATTTTAATTTTATTCCAAAACCTATTGCTTGTTTATCTTTAAAGTCATTTGGAATATCTTTTAACATCTCTCCACAACATTTCTTTTCATTCCATTTAAAGAATATTGGGTTTTCTTCATACATAAATAAGCCTTGTTTTACTCCTTCTAATACGATGTACTCAACATTAGGTATTTGCCATATTCCACCAATATTAGCCCTTACTATGTTTTCGGCATTTAAATACTCATCTTGATAGCCAATGCAAAATACTTTCTTGTCCTTTGTAATAATACTAATAAAATAATTTTTTAAGTTTGTTCTCATAATTTCTCCTTTTAAATATAATAAAAAGGTAGCATTAAAACTACCTTATTGTTTCCTAAATTAAAATTCTCTTACTTCATCGCCTCTATCAATAATTAAGCCTTTTTTCTTTCTTGCATTGAATTTTTGGCTTGCTTTGATAGAATCTCTTAATACTTCGTTTACAACTGTAGGCATTTCTACTTGTTCATCTAATTTAACTTCATATCTAACTCCATTTACAAATGCAGTCCTTGTAGTGAACTTTGGATTTGCTCCATCAGATGAAACTGTTACTGTTACTTTTGACATTATATTCTTATCCTTTCTATAAATTTTAATAAATATCAGAGAAGAGATATTTCTATCTCCTCTCTTATTTTAATACATTAAAGTTGATTATTCAACCTTTGTTTTTGCAATGTCTGCACCATTAACTTTCTTGTTAGTACTTGCAGTGTCACTAGTTTTAGTACCTACAACTTCAACCCATTCATATGTAGTTGAACCACTTGCAGATTTCTTTTCACATACATATGTCTTCATAGTATCTCTTGTCATTGCATAGTAACCAACATTTTCAGCTTTTGCGTCTAAGTCCATTGCTGCCTTATTTGCATAAATATACACTGTATTATCTCCTATAATTACTGGTGTGAATTTAACTTCTTGTTTGAATCCACTTCTTTCATTATCTGCAATTACACCATATTCAGTTGCATTATCGCCCATATAAATTGTGTACTTTAATACAGCTTCATCAAATGTAACTACACCACCATATCCATTTACTTTCCAACCAATTGAACCTTTTTGATTTAATGGGTCGTTTGTTCCTGCACTTCCAGGTTCTTTTAGGATAAGATTTGTATTTGTTTCATTAAATCCGATTTCAGCAGCTCCCCATTTACCATTTACTTTACCTAAAATGTAGCAGTCTGCAAATGTTGAATGATTTGTTGATTCTGCCTCGTATAAGTGAATGTTTTCACAAGAAATGAATGAAAATCTTAATAATCTTCCTTCTTCACCTGTGTAAACAACTTCATTTTGCTGACCTTGGTTAATTTCTACCCAAGTGTATTCAGTTGAGTTCTTTGTAAATGTTTGTAGTAAAGCTACTGCTTCTGGTGGAACTAATGCTGCGAAATAGTTTCCATTACCAGTTCTAACGTGGTTTCTCTTGAAGAAAGCGTTAATCTTTGGTAAATCGTTTAATACGATACCTTTCTTACCTGCAGTTCTCATAGCTGCTAATACTGCTGCTTTATTTGCTAAAGCACTAATTGCACTAGCCTCTAAACCTGCAAACCATACGTTAGCAGTTGTAGCAAGTAATTCAAGTCTCTTAATTTCGAAACAGTCTTTCATTGCATAACCCATTTCATCAGTTGCAATTTGAACGATGTTATCAATTGAGTAAACTTTTGAAACATCTGAATAGTAAATAACATCACCATAGTCATTGATAGTTGCTTGATATTCAGTCATAGCAAATTCATTTGGCTCTGGTACAACACCTTCTAGTAAAACTTCTTCTCTAGGTTTAATTCTAGCAGGTTTTCTCCAAGTCATAGTCTTTCCGTGATTCTTTGGCATAGGAATCTTTTCAAAGAATTGTGATAAGATATGCTCTTCTCTATAAGGCATTAATAAGTTACGTAAATAATACTCTTTATCTTCAATACTTTTAAAACCATCAAATGTAATGGCTTGTGTAGATGTAGCAATTGCATTTCCATTTTCTGTTGCCATAATGTTTTATCTCTCCTTTTTAATTAAATTATTGCAAGAGATTTAAAAACCAACGTGATTTCTTCTTCTCTCTTGTTCCTTTTTAAACTCTTCATCAGACATAGTAAGATAGTTAACTTTTCTATCACTATCATTACCATTGATTTGACTTCCAGGAGTGGCTAATGATTTTTGAATAGCAGCCTTTGCTAATTGGTCGGCTTTATCTGTAGATTCTTTATTAACTGCGTGGTTAATAAGATTAGCAACCGATTCATAAGCTGTTTTTAATGGAATACCTGCTCTAATTTGAGGTAAAATAGCATTTCGCCAATTTTCATCAGTTTCGATTAAGTTTTCTATGTCTACATCTTTGTAAGACTTTCTAAACTCACCTAGTTCTTCATTATAGCGTTTTGTACTTTCTTCTTTAGCAAGTTTCTCGGCTTCGATTTCTTTTGTTTTCTCACGCATAAATTTATTATAGTCGTGAGAATTTGTTGGGTCTAAACCTTTAGAATCCATTTCCTTCATATAAAGGTATTCTTGGACATCATCATCATCTTCAATAGCACTATTAGTATAAGGGTTTTTACCACCAATACCTTCTTTAATACCACTAAAGTATGATTTTTTCTTTTCAATTTCGGCTTCTTTTCTTAATTTAGCGTATCTCCTATTGTCGCTACGGCTATTTTTCTTTGATGTAGATTCGTTTTTCTCTTTACCTTGTTCATCATCTTGCGCAATAGATTCATCATCAGTAAATTCAACATCACTATCATCATCTTCAATTGTTTTGCCTTCATTGTTTACACTATCTTTTCCTACGTTATCTTGTGTACTTTGATTAGTTTCATCAATTTTAGGTTCATTATCGTTAACATTCTCTTTTGAAACGTTAACATTGTTCTCATTTTCTTCCATATAGTTTTTAGTTTATCCTTTCCGATTATCACGCTACTATTAGCGAATTACTATTTTTAGTATTAATCACGGCATAGTTACCGATTTTTTTATATCAAAGCGATAAATATTGTAATCTATCGCTTTTATACCTTATTTTTATTTACATTACCTTCACTATCATTTGATAGTATTTTCTCAACTGCATTGTCTCTTACTTTAACATCTTTTTGATGTGCAGCAATTTCATTTTGATATTGAGTATTCATTTGCTTATTTACATTAGCCATATACTTAATACCTTGATTTGCTCTTTCTAAAGTATTAGCCAATTGTTGATTTTGTTGCATTAATTGTGCATTAGCTTGTTGTAATTGTGAAATTTCATCTTGAGCTTGCATTTTAAGCAATGCTTTTAATTTATCTTTCATTGGTTCAACTAAAGGGCTAAATTCAATATACAATTGTTTATCGTGGAAACTAGCATTAGATAATGTACCATTTAGGAATAATGACTGTGCAAGGTTTTCTTGTATCATTTCACTATCTCTAGTGCCTTGCATTGCCTCTACTACAATGTGGAATGGAACGTTAGCTAATTCATTACCATTAAATGTTTCTTCGGCATACATTCCTGCTCCTTCACCTGCAATAATTTGCTCGGCTTCACTCATTTCATAGCTAAATGTAACTTCATCATAATACAATTTCATAAATAATTCAAGAGTTTTGCCTACTTCTTCTTCGTAAGCCCATAGTTTTTTTCTTAAAACGTCCATTGGCTTATCTGCTTGACTATTTAATTGAGATAAAGCACTTGCAGCAATATCTTTATTAGCAGTTTCCCCTGTATACAAGTCAGTTATTTGATTAATTGTTCTATGTAATGAGAAAATATCATTAGCCATAGTAATAACACCGTTAGCCATAGCAGACATTCCACCTAATCTCTTAATGCCATTACCAGCTCGTGAATAGTCTATAATAACTTGCCCACTCTTATCATTAATAACTTGATTTCTTAATGCGTCAGGTGAAACAACATATTTATCCCACGCTGTATTAATAACATTTAGTAATTGCATAGAATATAATTGGTTTATATACTTTTGTGTAGCAATAACATCTTTTAACTCTGAAATACCATAAATTGAATCATCACTATCATTTAGTACTAAAAAGTTAATAGGGTATCTATAAAACTTAATTTTAGAATACTTTTCAACAGAATTATCTTCTAATTCTCCTGTAGGCATTTCTATCCACTCTTCATCAGTTCCATCTTCACTCTTTACTTTTTCAACCTTATGTAATTTAGGATTCAAAGGTATATCTTTATAGATATAAGCTTTAGATGTAGCCAAAGTATGATATACTTCGCCATCTTTTCTATAGTATTCCAAATACGTATTAACTAATTCACTATCGTATTTTTCCATATTAAGCATAATTTCATCACTAGGCTTACTATCAGGAACTATTTTCATTCTTTCTTTAGGGTCTTTACACATCTTTTTCAAAGCCCCAACAGTTTTTCTACTTCTAATAATAATTCTCTTTTGAGCTTGAATATCTAAACAAGAAGCATTATCAACGGCAACATTATCGAAACTTAATATTTCTTCTCTAATTGCCCCAACAAAGTCTCCATAAGTACCATTTGCATTAGTATCATAGTACATATGTTGAACTCCTGTACCTTTAATAAGAGCGTCTTTAGTAATTTTCTCTCTATATCTTTCGTGGTGCATTTCTTTAAGTAAATATTTAGCAAAATGTGTCACTGTTGCAGTGTCTTGAGTAGAATTATTAGAGAAAAACTTTAAAGTAACAGGTGTAGAAGTTATATTTGCTACCTTATTATTAATTTGATACTTGCAAATATTAAATACAGCTCTAGGAATATTCTCTGTACCCTTTGCAACTGCTCCCCATTGCTCACCAATATAGTATTTTAATGCTTTTTGAGCAAATTGAGTGAAATTATTCTTCTCTAAATACGTTTGACACTTTGTAAAGTGTTCATAAGGCTTTGTGTCTTGTACATCAGTTGTATCAAGAAATTCTTTCTTTTCCTTTTCCATAGCGTTTTTTATTATTCATCACCCCAACTATATACACTTGTCATACCACGAGTCATCTCATCTTGTTCTTTCTTCATCGTATTCCTATCTTTTTCATTTAATTCCCCATCATTTGTCTTATTTTTACTATTATCTTGATTAAATATAGCATTTATACCATTATTTACTTCATTACAATAGTTTTGTAGGTTATTAAATCGTTCTAGTAACGCTTTATAAGAATGTTCAAGAGCGACAACTCTCTCTTCTAGTTTATCATAATCTTCTCTTTTTACAAATAGGTTTTTCTTATTGAATATCATCATATGTTAGATAATCGCCTCCATTACTATTTGAATCATCTTCCCCAAATAATTGCCTAAATTGTACCATCTCTGGGTCATATATATCATATTGCGTTTCTTCTAATAAGTCAAATGTTTGTTGTCCACTATCTCTTATATAAAGTGCAATACCTAAAGACATTAATAAGTCATCGTGTTGTCCTGCATTAGCTTGAGCCTTATCTTTTGTCCTTCCATCTATTGTTTTTACTACCCTTACGAAGTTCTCTGCCTCTATTAGTGTAGCATAACTATTAATTAATTGTGAAGATTTATTTACATATTCTATTAAAAAACTAATAACATAAGGTCTAGTTATTTGTGTTGTTTTAAAGCCATATCTCTTTTTACTACCTTGATTCATATCATTACCATCGGCTTGCATAACATACAAATTATCATAGCCTAATTCTAATAAAGTCGACATTACTTCAGGTGCAAAGTTAGTCTCGGAAGCTATCAAAGCATTATTATAATACTCCCCTATAGCATAAGCCTGACAAGCAATTTCCAAAGTAGACATATTTTGCATATGCAACGTACAAACCTGCTCACACGAACGATTATCAAGTACATTAATAGCCGTATAGTCACTACCATCTCCAGCAGGGTCAATAGCTAATACATAAGGGTGTCTATGTTCTACTGCCTTAAACAAAGTAATATACCCATTAATATTATCACTCTTCCACTTAATATCAAATGGCTTTCTTTGATGGCTATACTCATCATACTTTATTTTATACAAAAAATAGCCTTTATCAAATCTACCTAGATTAGCCAAATTCGCTTCATTAAGGTCTGCCTTACGCTTATTTATAGAGTTTAAGTCAAATATACACTGACCACTAGAAATGAATGCCTCTTCAGGGCAATTATGAGTATGAATACCATTTGCGTCGAACTCGTGGATTTCATCAATTGTAAGATTATAAGTATTTTCAAAGCCATCTTTTTCAACACTTATTACTTTTGTAACAAAATCATTGTTTGTAGCCCTTTGAGTTAATTTAGGTGCGTGTGACTTACTTCTTTTCCTCTTACCTACAAATCCTATTTTTTGATTAAACTCATATGCTCTAAATCCATTTAAAATCAATTCATTAGACATATAAGTATAGCCAGAACCATTTGTTCTTAAATTGGAAGTGTTTTTAGACATAACACCTAATGCTAATAAAAGTAACTGTACATCATTTACAAATTGTTTTTCCTTTGAAAAGAATACGATTCGTAAATTTCTATAGTCATTAAAGCCATCACTTTCAAACAAACTACTTATAAATGCTCTCACAACGCTCTCTGGTGAACGGAAAATACATTCAGGTACTTTTATATCTCTTCTTATTCTTTGGTCGCTTGGACACGATTTAATAATGCCTAGACGTTTGAAAATATCTTTTAAGCCTTTACAATAAATTCGTACTTCTTTACAGCCTTTATTCTTACCAATTAATCTTGTATGAGCTTCTAAATCAAAAACATCTTTAATATTCTTCAAAACATCTTGAACTACATCTTCATCTTGTGCGTCACAAGCGATAGACAAGCTATCACAACTATAACTGCCATCACCCATAAAGTAACCTAAAAACTTACCCCATTTTTCATCAATGGTAATCGTATGTTTTACACCTAATTCTTCCCACTCATACTTATAATACTCTTTAGACAACATCGGTTTAGACATTTGGATTAAATCCCCTTCTTTTAAACTGCCTAAATCAACACATTCTTTATCATTTACAAATATTGGGTGTTCATATGTGCCTCTTAACTCATACCCATCTAACGTTTTTAATTTATAGATTTGGTTTTGTGGATTTTTGATATACCTTTTTATCTTACCATATGTAGCTTCTTTAGCACATTCGGCTTCTCCAATTTTAATTAGACCTTTATTTGTGCCTATTCTAGTTTCATAGGTAACGCAACTTGGAAATTCTTGGTGGAAAAGGTTCGTATCACCATTACAAGCTAATTCTATCTTTCTTCTACGCCATATTAATTTCCTAATCCACTGTTCATACGGCATATCTTTTGTATGCTTATCTTTCTTAAAAATCTCAATTAGTTGTTTCTCTTCTTTATCTAGTGTAATTTCTTCATAATAATCACTCTCATACTTACTATCTTGAAACCAAGCAAAGAATATCGGATTCCACAATGTCTCTTGTCCATTATTTTTTCTTTCAACGGCTCTATCCCATAATTTCTTAAAGTTACCACAACCATTAGCCGTTGTTTCAATTATAACAATAGCGTCCTCTGTACAAGCACTTAACACACCATTCAATGTCTGCATTACATTCCCACCCCACCAGTCAAATTCAGACAAGTGAGCATATGTAAATGTTTGCCCTCTACCTGTGCCTTTAGCATTCGCACTCGCTACCATTACTTGCAATTTACTACCATTCGTTAATAACATCATACTTTGATTATCTTTAACTATAGCAGCATTACTTTTTAACCAACTTGGAAAATTCTCATATGTATAATGCGACATACTATACAATTGGTCACTTGCGTCTTGCTCTTGTGTCATTATAAACATACTTTGATTCGGATACATTACATTTAATGTCATTCCAAAATTCTCCGTAAATGTAGACATACCTAATTGTCTAGCTTTTAATATTAAGAAATAAGCTGGCTTCTTCTCCTTCTTACATCTCCTTATCTCTTCATACAATTCTTCCTGTGCCGAATTAAATATTAATACTTGGTCTTTCTTCTCTTTATTTATGATATGGCAATGTGTCTCCATTACCTTTCGTACATTCAATACCGCCATACTATACTAGAACTCTTCTTCCCCTGTTAATTTACTTAATTCAGCTTTTATATCTACATTCAAGTTCTTATTCTCTGTCCTTACTACATTCTCCCCTAATAACTGTTTTATCTCTATCATTTCCTTGACACTTATATTCTCCCTATTCACTAAATCTGCTACACACCTAGCACTTAATCTCTCATACACACTTACTCCCTCTTCATCAGTCGTACTAAATGCTTTTTGCAAACTCTCTGTAAGATTCATATTCCATTGCAGTTCACTTTGCTTCTTCATCTGCTTTATTATCTGCTGTTGACTCTTACTATAGTTGTCCTTCCTATATGCTATATTCTGTGCTATCTTAAACTCCGTATTATTCATCGGTACTAGTTCCGTTAGCACATTCCTATTCTCTTCCTTCTTCTTCCTCATTCTCTTTTACACCTCTTCTTATTTCATTCTAACACCCTTATATGAAAAAAGCAAATGTCTAATCCCACTCAAACATCTACTTTCCCCACACAATGTTATTTTTAGAAGGTGTAACCAATTTGGTATTCTCTTTTACGTGCTTTGATTACATTTCTATTATAAACTCTCTTCACTCCTTTGTAAATACTTTTATTAAACTTTTTTGTATCTCGAAATTTAATAATACTTAATTTTTGTGTTTTATGAGAGAGGGATATTATACATACAATGTGTACCCCACCGGTAAATCTCTCTATGGGGGGTATGGGTAGTAAAATCATCTATCAAATAAATTACACCACTAGTCAAGCATTAAAGGCTTTTAACATTCTTGCATTAAGTAACAGCTATTGCAACAGCTATTAAACAAGCACTAAATAACAACAACAATAGTAATTAAATGCTTGTAGTAAAGTTATTAAGTAAGTATTTAATGCGTGTGTGTATATGTGTGTATTAAGTACTAAATGTTTAAAAAGTGGTTATTTACTAAAATTGTTCAATATACACATTTATATAATAATAGTAAGTGTCAAGTACTTTTACTTTACATATAACAAAGTGTACATTATGTACATATTATACAAAGCATATACAATGTAAATAATATTTTATAATTCACTTCGCATAATGTATATTATGTATAATTTAAAAAGGCTTATATACTTAACTTAAATAATAAAGTTAGTAGTAATTTAATAACTATGCTTATAAATATATATATAATATAG